GTATTACCACAATCAATTGTTCTTAATTCAAAATTAAGTTGTTCTACATTATATGGAACAGTTATATTACCAGATGGCTCATAATTTTCAATTAATGTAGTACCAAAATTATTATTACTATAAACAACTTCACTAGGGAAAGTAACGACTGCTGAACTATTACTAAACCCTAATTGGATCTTAATAACTTGTTCTGTACCAGTAGGAGCCCAAGATCCAAAATTTAGTGTAACATTTCCTGCTACATTACCATATTGTAAATCACCTAAACTAGCGTCTACTAATACAGTACCAGCTAATGCGTTTCCTAAATTATATGTAGTGGCTCTAAAACTACGTGTACTAGCATTGCTAATAAGAGTATTAGCCATGTCGTTGTTTAGTGTACTATTGTTTAATGCTGCTTTAAGTACAACTTTGTTTTGTAGGTCTGTAATCTCATTACCAGCAGTATCTAAATTTGTTTTAATTGAGGCAAAGTTATTCCTAAAACCCTGAGAGGTATTATTTTGTCCTGGGATCGGATAATTTACATCAATACTGTTTGTGTTAATAGCACTCATAATTTATATTCCATATGTATTTAGTATGACTGTGGGGTGTTAGGTAAAATTGTTTTTCTTGGAAATAAAACGTAAAAATTATCACTATCAATAGGATTAGGTGGAGGTGTAGCTCCAGGAAAATCTAACCAAGTATTTGGTAATAGATTCTTATCATAGTTGAATGTTAAACTTTTATCTACTGTAAACCTATCAATCTGAAAGTTTATTTGATTAAGCTTGTTTACTTCATTGTATTGATTTACCCATAATGTATTAATATTATTTTTGATTGTTGTACTGAATCCAGGTTTAGTATAACAAATTACCCAAGCAGGGGTAAAACCTAATGTGCTTCCATCTGCTTGTTGACTGGTCATCCATAGTGGTAATAATTTGTAATTAGTCTGTGATCCTATAACCTGACTAACTCTATTACGCATATTATCTAAACTATTTGGATACAAAGTTTGAGCATAACCAGGAGTCAAACTAGTGTAATACGATTGATTTAATAAGGAAACCCAACTTGTATATATTGTTGTGCTACTTGAATACCAAGGACCCAAATTTAAATTAATGGGTCTTGGCCAATAAATGCTGTTTGGTATACTTACTCCTTCTGGATTAACTAAATTATCAATAATTTGACTATACACTACCTCATAAATTATGTCACCATTTTCATCTTTAGCTATAGCAGTTTTTAATTCACCTAATATTAGATTTCGCCAATAATGATTTCTTGTTACAGCTACTAAATAATCAACCAAATATGCTGGATCTATTCCATAGGCATGAGCATATACCACAGCACTTGCCTTACCAAAGTTTGAATCTTCTGGTCTATATAACATATTGTTTGGAATAATAGTTGTATCTGTTAATAATGTTTCAATCAAGCTTCTATCAACCAAACTAGGTGTAGCTTTAATGTAAAGTTGGTCACTTGGTGTAGCAAATTCTTGGAATACGATTAACGTAAATGTTTTTGTTGATGTTACTACGCTGAATAAATCACTATAAGCTTCTATTGAAAAAGTAAATGTATTTGTGCCATCAGCACTTGTAAGAGATGTTCCAGGTTGGAAACTAACTATTCCAGCTATTTCACCATTATCTAACAAACTTAAGTTAGCTGGTAAACTTCCATTTACTATTCTATATTTTAAATCTACATCACAAGTAGCTACTACTTTAAGTGTGCTTACTGTGCCATTATTTATTTGACCTATATTACTAGGAGTAATCCATGTGATATCTCCAATAACATCATTCGTTATTGTTAATGTATAATTAAATACATCACTAGTATATGTTGGATTACTAGCTTTAGTTACATATACACTAAAAAAGTATTGACTTATCGTATCAAATGCTATTACAGGAGTCCCACTTATCCATCCTGTATTACTTCCTGTAATACCTAATGGTAAGTTATTATACACATAAACTAAATCGTCATTATCAAAATCATGACCTAATATTTGAAAACTAAAGAAGTTATCACTTTGAAACTTTCCTAAATTAGCATTTGCTGTAGTAGGATACGTAGCACCTGTGTCATTTGGTAATAAAAAGAAACCATAATCAGAACTTGTTTCAATATTATAAGTTGGTGGTCTTGTATTATAGATAGTAGGTATTCTTGTATTAGGTAGATAACCAGGACCACCTTCTGCTATTGGCAAGTTTTGATTAGTAACAATTATGTTATAAATTTCTTGGTCATTGCCTAAATCGCTTTCAAGTTTTAACGTAAACTCATAACTTATTTTTGTAGGTTGTCCTAAACTAGTTCCAGGCAAAGTAACTGTCATGTATCCATTTGCAGTGCTTAATTGTAAGGTTGATCCATTTACTACTGATGTTATAGTAAATTTTGTATTACTTACAACTTCTTTTATATAATAAGTTACGCTAACAACAATACCTCCAAAGGTTGTTCCAGTAAACACTACAGGTCTACCAGCTACAAATCCTGTAGTGGAAAATACAGTAATTGTATCGTCTGTTGCGTTTGTTGATGTCGCATTAGTTGTAACACTTGAATAATTAATTAACTGAACTGGTTTATCAGCGTAACCTCTAATAAGTCCATTACTGTTGATTTCTAATCCAGGAGGCAATGTTCCTTGTAATAATCTTATAGATACTAAGTTTGTTGATATAGGATTACTATATGCTATAGGTAGTTCTACCCAAGTGCTATCAAAAACATTAAGTATATTACCAGAAGGAGTTGTAAAATTAGGACTATTTGATCCAGATATTTCTATGCTGAAAGTTCTATCTCGTATGTTTTGAAAATTATCTGTTGCTCTGATAACAAAAGTGTAAGTGGTATCCTCTGTCACACTAGTTGGTGTGCCTGAAATTACTCCATTACTTGTATCAATTTCTAACCCATTTGGTAATAATCCACTTATAAGTGTATATGTCGCTATATTTACTGCAGGAGTTACAGCACTGGCACTTAAAATTATAGTAAGACTTACCCCTGCTGGATATGTTCCTAATGTCCCTGCTTGTGTATTCCAGTTAGGTTGTGCCATGTTATCCTTTAAGCATCTGTAATGCCAAATGATAATGGTGTTTTCTATCAGCCAATCCTATTGTTCCACCATTAATACGTTTTGTAAGTCCAACAAAATCTTCTTTATCACAATAGATGTTTAATTTATTTACATCCCAAAACCAACCCGCACTTGTTACTGCACCTTCAGGAGTTTCTAAAAACCGTACAGCATCCACTACAGACTTTCCAACAGCAGCAGCAAATCTTGTATAGTTATCACGTCCTGTTAGTTGAATTAATCCTCTGCCACGAAATGTATATCCGTCTCCTGAGTCTTCAGGTCCGTTCTTCATACGATTAGCGTAAACACGATTCGCAATTTTCTCTGGCTTTCTTTCATATTCTTTTGCTATTTGCTCATTAGGAAAATATTTCTTAAATGTTGTCATTAACCCTTTAGCACCATAGTTTAAATTTTCTACAACAGCATTAAACCCACCACTTTCATGTGCTATTTGTGCCAAAAAAGCAGCAATGCGTTTTTCATTTTCAAATAATCCATAGTGCTCTCCAACTTTGTTAAGTGGATCAACATATTTTTCAAGGACTATTCTTTTAGTTTTAGGACAAATTGCCTGTAATAATTCTATCGTTACCATTTAATTTCCTTAAGCGTAAGTCGCCCCAACTGTATACCATTGTGTCGTTGTTGGAGCAATATAATGTAGTGTGGCATTAGCACCATGTGTAAATGATGCGTTGGTCGCTAATTGATTAATTTTAGCTCCTGTCCCTGGAAAAACGTTAAGTGCGCTTGATGTATTGTTTGTAATATAAAGTGTCATGCCTGCAATCGCTGGAGGAAGAACTACACTATTTGCTCCTGAACTTATAGTAGTTATCTCGCTTATAGTATTTCCTATTTGTGTTGCTGTTCCTTGAGTTGTTCCTGCGGCACTAACACCTGTTACTGCTGAATTTATGAAATATTTTGATGTAATATTATTCGAAGAAACGATATTTCCAGTAACGTTAGCACCTGTAGTAGTTACAACTAATACATTTGCTACACCACCTACGCTAATGTTTACGTTACCATTTGTTGCTGGAATGCTTAAATTACTGGTTCCATTACTTACACCACTTGTGCTTAATCCAGTTAATTGACTACCGTTGCCTATAAAGAAATTAGCACTAAGATTACCATTATTATCTCTTAATGCTATTGTGCTTGCTGTATTACCTGACGCACTATTATATCCATCTAACAAATCAGCATTTAAGTTGGCAACTAATGTTGTACTAAACACCACCATTGGAGCAGTGCCAGTGCTTACATTTGAAATAAACTGTGGTGTTGTAATATTACCTGATGCTAAAACTCTATTTGTTCCCAAATTGCCTGTATTAGCATTTCCAGAAATACCTAATATACCAGTGACATTTGCCCCTGTAGAAGTTACTACTAATACATTCGCTACTCCACCTACACTTGTATTAACATTTCCGCTTGATGTAGGTATTCTTACATTACTTGTACCATTGGCAATAAATTGTGCTGCTCCTGCACTGATATTACTTAATAAACCACCGTCACCTGAAAAGAAATTGGCAATAGCTAAATTACCAAGATTAGCATTGCCTGAACTGATATTACCTGACACACTTAGTGATCCAAGTGTTCCAACAGTTGTTAAGCTACTTGTTACAATACTTGAAGCAAGTGTGGTTCCTGTAAGATTGGCAGCATTTGCTGCTATTACGACGTTACTTGCCCCTGTTAACTGTCCTTGTTGGTTAACTGTAAACTGTCCAACACGGTCACCATTACCATACGTGGCAGGACTTATGGCAGTATTAGCTATTCTGAATTGTGATCCAACAAGTGTTAATCCTGTTCCTGCTGTATAAGTACCAGCACCTGAAAACTGTGACCAATTAACTGGATCTGTACCTACTGTGGTTACTGCTGCTGTGCTGACCCATCCAGTTGTACTATATGTTGAACCTGATGAAATAAATGTAAATACCCCTGCTACCATTTCAGCTGGGGTATCAAAATCAGTTGCTCGTGTTAATGTTGTGCTATTAGTTAATACGTAAATACCATTGTTGGCAGCTGTAGCTTCATCTTTGACAAGAATTCTCATTCCATTTGTTACAGAAACGCTATCAATAGTGCTGTAAGAACCTGTTGTAGTTAGTGTAGCTCCAACTCCACTGGCGCCGTTGTTATAAGTAATTATTCCGCCTGAAATAACTGCTAATGTTGTTGTAGTAGCAACATTACAACTTGGTTTAATACTAAGTCCTTGAGCAACTCCATCTACGTATTGTTTATTTGTAGCGTCATTTACATTAACAGGATCATCTACATTTGTAATAGTAAATCCACTTACATCTACACTTCCTGTTCCAGTTGGAACAAGTGTAATATTTTGATTAGTTCCAACTGCTGTAATTGAAACTCCTGTTGTTCTACCTTCTATAGCATTAGTTATCACTGTGCCATTTGATTGTACATTTCCTGAACTTGTAAGACTTGTAAGTGTCCCGACACTTGTAATATTTGGTTGACTAGCGGTTGTTAAAGTTCCTGTTATAAAGTTTGCTGAAGCAAGGTTTCCTAAATTAGCGTTACCAGATGTTATGTTTCCTGTTACTGCTAAACTTGATAATGTTCCTACACTTGTTATATTTGGCTGAGCATTTGTAGTTAATGAGCCCTGTAATGTGGTAGCAATTACATTAGTGGTACCTAAGTTACCTGTATTAGCATTACCAGTTGTATTAAGTGTTCCAGTTATAGTCACACCTGACCCACTTACAGTTAATACATTAGCATTACCTGCTGCGCTGATGTTTACATTAGCATCTACAAGAGGAATGTTTACGTTACTTGTTCCATTAGATAGTTCACCTGTAAAATTACCTGTTATGTTGGCATTTATATTAGCAGCAGATATATTACCTATTACACTTAAATCATTTGCTACATTTATATAATTAGCTGTGGCTAAATTTCCTAAATTAGCATTATTAAATTGACTGTTTCCTAATACTGTTAGTAATTGTGTACTATCATTGTATGTTAAATTACTACTAGCGCCAAAATTGTCGCCTGTGTTAAATTGTATTTCGTTTGTGTTACCTGCTGCTTCTTGTAAGTCCCATGGGTTACCGTTAGCATATAATAAATTATCTGTTCTTAAATTGCCAACATTAGCAGTATTAGCAACAGTTAACCAATTATCCATTATAACATTGCCATCAAAATTGGCTGTATTAGATTGTAATTCTAAATTAACTGTAAGATTACTTGTGATAGTATTGCTAGCTACATTAACAAAATTGGCTGTAACTAAATTACCTAAATTAGCATTACCTGAGCGAATATTTGCTAACTGAGTGAATGTAACAACTTCACTGGTAATTGATACTTGTGAACCAAAGGCAATCTCAGCATTACTTGTGTCCCAACCCATAAAGGCAACTTTGGCACTACTGTCATAATAATTAAGTGCTGTACCAACATCCTTACCTGAATTACTTACAGGAGCAGCCCCGTTAGGCCCTAATTGTAAGTTTATAATAGGATCTTCAACATCAAGTTGTTCTACATTTACATAAACTAAATTGCCGTCAACTGTTAAGTTACCTGATATAACAGCGTTCCCACTTACACCTAACTCTCCATTTGTATTGATGTTTCCAGTTGATTGAATTGTGCCTGCGACATTTACACCTGTGGATGTTGTTACTAAAACATTACTAACACCTGCTATACTTATGTTAACATTGCCATTTACAGCAGGTATGGCTACATTACTTGTACCATTAGCAAATACACCAGTGAAATTTCCACTAAAATTAGCTGATATATTGCCTGCTGTAAGATTTCCCGTGACTATAGCATTACCGAAAGTTACATTTGAACTAGTTGATATAGTTGCGACAGCATCTAGTCTTAACCAACTTACACTGGTACGACCATTTGATCCATAATCTAAAATTTGTCCTGCTATTCCTTGTCCCCAACCTTTTACACTAAGTGTTTCTGAGCCAGAGGTAGTAACAATAGTTTTTCCTGATGATGTTATGATTGGAGTCGGACTGCCGAAACTGGATGTAATTGAAAGTATTTCACTATTTGCTACTAAACTGCCATTGCTGTAATAAACACCATAACTAAACGTGGCACCAGAGGGAGGTAAACTAGGTAGTGAAATTAACTGACTATCAATCTGCCAAATGCCTTGATTTGGAATTGTAAATGATAATATAGTAGTTGCATTACTGCTATCTGTACCTGTTATATTTACATTGCTTGGTAAATATTCCGTTCCATATGTTGGGGTAATAACTCCAACAGCCATGATAGGATTAGCATTAAGTGTTAAATCGTTTGTTATAATTAAATTATTATTGGTAATATTATTAACTAATAAGTTCCCAGTTAAATTTGCTGTATTGCCACTAAATCCTAAATTTACTGTTAAGTTATTTGTAATTGTATTACTGTTTACACTAACATTATTAGCAAGTATATTTCCAGTAGCTTCTAAATTAGCAGTCGCTACCAATGTATTGGCATTCAAGTTATTTGATAAAACATTTCCTGTCACACTTAGATTACTAAAGTAACCATGACCAAAATAACTTGAGCTATTTCCAATGTCTATTGTAGTATTAGCTGGTAAAATATCACTTATTACATTACCAATAGGTTGAAACTCACCTGTCACTGATAATAGATTACTTACTGAAACATCATACGCACTAATATTTCCATTACTTGTCAGGTTTACAAAATAACCATTGCCATAATACTTTGAAGCACTACCTACATTTATAGTGGTATTAGCAGGTACTAATGAACTGACTACATCACCGATTGGCTGAAAACCACCTGTTACTGTTAACAAATTACTTACTGAAGCATCATATACGTTGATACTATTACCTGTAATACTATTGAGAATAGATAAATTATTTGCGCTAGCATTTGCGTTGACAACTAAATTTTGTGTGGTTACATTACTATTGGCACTGACATTGTTTGCTAATAAATTTCCTGAGATTGTGACGTTAGCAATGTTTGAAATTGTATTTGGTAAATCAATTACTAAAACTTGATTTGTACTTGTTAATATAGCACTGTTTGATCCGTTAGCACTAATACCAATGCTAAGTGTACTTGTTGATACTTGTACACAAGCAATGTTTGCTGTTACCACAACATTACCAGTAGGAGCATTTACTGTAATGCCAGCACCTGGAGTTCTATTAACACTCAATACTGCCTGATCTTCTAGACCAGCAAAAAGTTCAGCAAAATTTTCCTGTGTTTTCTGAAATGCTGATCTAATAGCATCTGCGCTTGGATCATCAGGAAAACTACCAAAATCTATATTTCTTTGGCTCATATTTTATCACCTTATTTTGTATTTATCGTTCTTTTTATAAACATATGACCCAAAAAAATACCCGACCTAAGTCGGGTAAATTTAAACTTATAAAAGTTATTTTGATAAACCAGCTAACTTTTTCCAAGCATTAATGTCTTCATTGCCATCTCTAGCACCTTGACTAGCAATTACAGGAATAGTTGTTTGACCTGTTACTTTACGCTTGTTTAATCCTGATGTAATTGTATCAATCATAAACTCATCATCTGTTAAAAATGCTGCATCAGTACCACGTTTACCAGCTTCATTAGCCCACTCATCTAACTTATCCTTATCTTCTGTAGATTCAGCCATACCTTCTTCTGGTTCTTCACTGGCTTCATCACCATCTTCATTAACAGTTAGAGTTTTATCTTGTTGGTCAGATTTAGCTAAAGCAGCATCCTCAGCAGCCTCTGCTTCTTCATCAGCAGTATGTTCTGCTTCTTCACTATCTGGTGGATTATCTTCTTCGATACCACGTTTTTGATCTGCTGCTGGAGCAGGCTTTACTGTACCAGCTAATCTACGTAATTCGTCAATATCACCACCTTCTTCCATTTCTTCAGCCTGTTCTGCGACTTCATATTCTTCTTGGTCATAACTTTCGTCTTCAACCATTTCTTCGTCACATTTACATTGACTTTCCATGTAACCACATTCATTACAGCTATCTTCTTCGTGGTCATGACCATGCTCGTCATCGTGATGTTCTTCATCACGATAATCTTCACCACCTTGATCCATACCACTCATTTTTTTCATTAAACTCATCATACCATCGTGGTCATCAACAACTTCAATTTCACCATGACTATGTTTTGGTTCAGCACTCATTGGTGAGCCATAATTACTTTGACCGGCGTCACCAAATATTCCTAATCCAACTTGTTTAATAAAGCCAAGTAATTTTTCAGCTTCACTATCTTGTGCACTTACTGTGACACTATCTGGAGCACCTTGTTGACCTTTGCTAATTGAAACACTCATGCCTTCTTCAACTTTCTCACCTTCTGTTAATAGGTCACTTAGTTGCTTATCTAATGATTCAAACGCAAATTCATTTTCTAATACATCTTTGTGATGCATTGTTTGCCCAAATGCCTTGAATGTATCACCTGGTGTTGTTTGAGCTTTATGCTTCATCCATTCACCTTTGTCCATTTCATCTAGGTCATCTTCCATTGCTTGCATCGCTTGACTTGCCATACCTGGAACTGTTGCTGCTGGCATTTCTTCTCCAACTACAACACCACGCATAGGCATCAATCCATAACATTCATCTAAGCCTTCTTTGTATCCTTCATGGTACATTTTGGCTTCTTCCATGTCTTCATACTTACAATTATAACCTTCTTTTGCTAAAGCATGTGCTTTACCCATTAATCTTGCTGAAGAATGTCTATGTGCGCTTTCATTCATTTTCTTTTTCTTATCCTTCTTTTCATCATACTCAATGTCTTTAGCAATTTTCTTACCTGCACGTTCTGCTTTTTCATCTTCGCTATGACGCTTTTTGCCATGGATCTTGTCTTTTACTTTTTCATCGTATTCAATATCTTTGGCAACTTTTTTACCAGCTTTTTCAGCTTTGTCATCACTCTTAACAGTTGCTTCTTTTACATGTTTCTTCTTTTCATCATACTCAATGTCTTTAGCAACTTTCTTACCTGCACGTTCTGCTTTTTCATCTTCGCTATGACGCTTTGTGCCGTGAATTTTGTCTTTTACTTTTTCATCATATTCAATATCTTTGGCAACTTTTTTACCAGCTTTTTCAGCTTTGTCATCTTTTTTAACAGTTTTCTTGGCTTCTTCTAGTGCTGCGTTGCTACGACCAGCACCTAAGCCAGCACCCATAGCACTCATATTATCTGCTGTTGGACGTTCTACTTCGTTAAGTTTACCTCCCGCCATACCTTGCTGACCTGCTTCTCTTTCAAATCTATCAAATTCATCTCGGTATCTTTGTTTTATGCCTTTTATAAACTTAATAGCTTGCTGAAGTCCCTCATCATTCATCAAAAAACCACGTTCATTGCCATCTATAATTACATCAGCAATACCTCTATGTCCCGTGCCACTAGGAAACACTTTCACACCATAAGCGTCAGAGCCGAGAGCGCTTCTAAGTTCCGCTGCCCAGGTTCCTACTAAATCATCAAATGACCAACCTTCGTTTACACTTTCTTTGTTAATCTTTCTTAAAGTTTGTGCTAATCTTGCCTGTCTTGCTGTGGTAGGATCTTTGCTATGTGTGGCTTTTTCTAACTTACCAGCTGGAATAGGTTCACCTTCTTTAGCACCTAATTTTTTACGCAAGGCTCCTGGATGTTTAACTGCCTTTTGAATCCACTTTTCTTTTTCTTCACCTAACTCAGTACCAGCCAAACTCATTTCGCCTCTACCAATAGCCTGTTTAATTTGTGAGGCTAAGTTTGGATTGCTTATAGTTCCTAAAGTTTTATTACCTTGTTGGATAACTTGAGTATTTGATTTAGCTGGCATCATTGTAATTTGTTCAGCCTCTTTAATCATTCTTTCTTCATCAATCTGTTCAAAGAATTCTTTGAGACTGTGTTTTTTGCTAGGCAAGTTTTTCAATTCTTTACTTGGCTTTTTTGGCACATTACCTACAATAAAGCTTTGTAAATCTTTACTAGCTTTTTCTTTTTCTTGTTGTTTTTTCTTCTCAGCTGGACTGCTTACATGAGCACCAGTTTTTGCTGGACGACCACGACCACGCTTTTCAGTTGGCTTCTTAGCATCTTTATCGCCGTCTTTTTCATCACCTTCTTCGTCGGTGTCATATTTACGACCATAGCCCCCTGGCTCAGCTTTGTGAACACGACCTTTTTCAGTTTCTTTTGTTGCTTCACTTAGCACTGATAATTTATCTAACATGTCTTTAAAATTCATTTTATGTTTCCTCTATTCTTAAGCCATTGCGCCAGTCTTTGGCTTAGGCGGTCTTGTGATTTTGCTCATTGGACTATTCAATCCACGTGGGTCATCTGCTAAATATGGTTTAAATGGATCAAACGCATCTGGTGTTTTTTGACCAGCAAATGGAATGTCAATCTTACTATCCTTAGCTTGATCTTTAATACTTTGTAAATAACTATCACCATATGCCTTATTAGCTTCTTTAGCGTTAGGCTGTTCCCCCATTTCAGGAGTTAATAACAATGGATTATCACGCATTTCATTTGCGTAACCTTCAGCTTCATTATTAATACTATCATCAAAACTACTACCTACCATACGAACCATGTTAACATTATAGCCAAGTAATTGTGCTATTTGTTGTACCATTGGTTCTGTTGCTGGATAGCGAAACTCACATTTGATAATATGTATTGGCTGGTTTTCTATGCTTGGAAATCCATATGGTGATTTTTGTATTGGGGTACTAATTGGATCGCTTATCTTAATAGGATCAAACTTATTCAAGTTGTACTTGAACATATCCAACCAGTTCTTATCAATATCACCCGCTATTTTAATGGTGTAATTATAAGTATGTACACTCTCAAAAATATATTGTTTCAAACTTTTCATATTTAGGTCCCTATATTATATTTATCAATTAAGATTATTTTTGCCGTTTAGAACTCTAAGCAATTCATTACGGTCAAGTGATTGGCCTTCGCCTAAGGGAATATTTTGTACTTCTTGTTCTTTATTTTGTAGTTTGCTATCTAATTGAGCTTTCTTTAATTGTAAATCAATCATTTTTAATTTCTTATTAATTTTAGCTGTTTTAGCAGTAATAGCATGTCCCAACATAGTTCCAGCAACAGAAAATATCTCGCTACTATAACGACTATCCACTTGCATTCCAAGATCCATTAAATCTTTATAACTATCTGTAGCAAGTTCAACTAAACCATCTAATTCATTGTCAGCACTTTCTAAACCTCGTACTTGAGGTAATGCGTTTTCAATTTTATCTAAATTCGTAAGTGCTGTTTGTGTGACTTCTTTGGTCATTTCAGGTAATGGTTCGGTCAGGTTATTATCATCTGAGCTGGCTAATTCAAAAAGTTCTTCTAATTTTTTAGTCATAGGGTATTTATTTATCTACGTCTTCCATTATAGAAAAGGTCATCTTCAGTTATTACTCTAAACGTATAACCAAATTGTTTACAATACGCCATTGCTGCTTGCCATTTGGCATGATTGATTGCAACGATTAATTTATTTTTAGCACTTGCTGTTTTACTTTCTATAAGGCTTTCTTTTTTTGGTTTGATTTCCACAACCTCAGCTATTTTTTGTTTACGCTTATTTTCATATACTACAAAAAAATCTGGGATATAAATTGTTTTCTTTCCAGTAATCGGATGACGATATGGGATCATTAATGATTCGCTAGCCCAATATAATACGTTCTTATTATTATCACAAAACGTCATAAATGTAAGTTCCCAACCTGATCTATATTTAGGTTGGTGTTTGCCCACATACTTCGAAGGATTTTTTACTGTATAGAATCCCTGAGCGTAGTTAGCCATATCATAATACTACATTTCTAGCTACTGGAAAGTTTGGAATAGGCACATTACTAATACCATAAAGTGCTGTTTTTGATTTCAATGAATTTAGGTAATAGGCGATTGTTTTATTTACAGAAACAGTATTTGGTTGACCTTGTAAGTCTGCTAATAGTGTTAATACATTTATACCTGTCATTTGACTAATTCTAAAAAGTATGCTTGTAAAGTTACCAGCAATTTTTTTACTCCCACTAGTTTCATAAAAATAACCAAATACAACATCAAATTGATTAGCGTCAATAACCAAATCAATGTTATAGAATGTATCAAAAATTCTTATAGTTTTATCTAAGCTGTTTCTATTATCTTGAATTGTTGCCATTTTATGATCCAGCGTATGTTGTAGTGCCTATTATCGGTGGCTTACTGATAGCATTCACCGTTGCTGATCCAGCAACTCCCAATGGACCTGGGCTTGCCCCAAATCCACCTGGTATGTCAAATAATATATTTCTACTAATATTTGTAGAATTTTGAATCGCTTGAGGTAACAAATCACTAAGTTGTTTAAAATAACCAATGTTATTTCCTTGGGCACTATTTTTTTGATATGCCACACCTTGACGATTGTTAGCATTAACTAAATTACGATTAACGTTATCACTAAAACTCATTTTTATCTCGCTATGATTGGAGCAGGCTCTATTGGGCTAGCACTATTGTCATAACTTTCAGGAAGCCCGAATCCTTTAATTACATCATATGGAGCACGATCATTGTATGTTCCATAATTATAAACAACAGTTTCATAATCAACTGTCATTGTATTCTTCATTGTACCGCCACCTTCATCATAATTATATGTATCATGTGTAAATGCTGTAATTAATGGATTAATAAGCGTGTACGCTGTAAACTTATAGTTTTGACTAAAGCCAAATACTGTGATTGTTTTAAAAAAAGGAATCTTTTTACCCTGTGGACTACCTGGTTTATTTGTTTCCCCTATATAACCCCAATCAACATTACCAGTTATACTTGGAGCATATGTAGTTCTTGAATTATAATCACTCATACTATTGCTAGTCACTACGCCACCAGCTCCAGTTTGTATAGCACTGTCATTGCCACGATTACCAGCAAACACAACTTTAGGTTTACTACCATCACCATAATAATATTTGTAATAAGCTTCCCACATTTTAGTAATCATACTTCCATTATCATCGTGGAAAACAATTGTGACTGGATCGTATTTTATTTTTGTTTGAATTACACGTTTACGATTATATTGATTAAGTTGTACTGTATTAAAACTGTATTTTGGAAGTTGTACCGTATTAACTACTATACCAAAGTTTCTTCCAGTGTTTAAACCTTGGTCATATGCTTGAGGATTAATATCAAAATATGTATGAAACTGGAACTTTAGTTTAGGAGCATTCTTGTATAAGTCTGTTCTAAAAACTGCTGAAGCATTTTCATAGTCCAGCAGTGAGGGAAAGTCTCTTAAAAATGCCATAATTAAACTGAATCACCTGTTCCTTGTCCTACAAATGTGCCGACACCACTTCCATCAGGTTTTTGTAATGCATTATCGTAACGAATTGTTAGAGCAATTGTTACAACATCACTTGTACCATAATTTAATGTTTGATAGTTAGCCTGTTGTAAGTAGCAACCATACAATTCCCATGTTTCTAATACTCTTGGTGTAAGTACGCCATTACCACCATCAAGTATTTCAACAAATGTTTGAAATTTATAATCAATACCTGTTCTAGCACTAGCTTGCTGTTGGAAATCTAATTGTTTCTGTAATTGTTCTCCTACTGCTCTGCTAACTTCACCAGATGCATCGTCACGAACGTTTACAGTCATTGGTTGCCAAGCATGTTTTCCTGCTAGGTATACACGGCTATTATAAACATTCAATGTAATTTCATCAAACTGAACTTGTGGTCTTGTAACGTCTACAATTTGTCTTGTTAGAGCTAATGGACCAGTAGGATCTACACCAAAGTTGAAAAACTCAACTCTAAATCTGTATTGAAGTTTTGGCATTAGTAATGATTGATTACCAACCCCACCATCACTTCCTGCTACAGATAATCTAAGTAATGAATCTAAAGACATTTAAACTTTCTCCTGTTTTAATATTTATCTACTACTGAAATGGGCCTTCGCCCATTTCGTTATACTCCTGTTCCTGATACTTCTTCACCTGTGTTAAAGATACGAACAGGAATGTAGATGAATTCAACTGCCTTAACTGGTTGTATTGCTACATCGATCCAAAGTTCGTTTCTATCAATTCTAGCAGGAGTATTATTTGACTCATCACAAACAACGCTATAATCATAGATTCCTCTATTTGTTACTAAGTCATTCATCAATGTTTCTGTAACAGTTGATATTTGACCTCTAGTAAACGCATCGTTTGGTTCGAACACGAATGGTCTTGCTAAAATTGTTAGTTGACGACGGATGAATGCCACAAGTCTAGCAACATTAATACGATCCAATGCTGATTGACTATTGAAGCTACTCTTGTTACCATAATTTAATAAACCATTACCTGTAAAGAAAACTAATGGATTGATGAAGTTTGTATATAATACATCACGTATTCCAATTCGTGTTCTTGTTGTAACGAATTCACCTGTTTCTGAATTTAAGTATCCAATGTTTGTAGCATTATCAATAATACCACGACGTGTACCTGCTGGTGCGAACCAAGGGAAAGCAATTTGGTCATTACGTAGTATTGTTCTTGTCATCATGTGTGATGGGGGAACTGCTACTAGGTTGCCAGACAAATCACTTGTTATACCACTTGGATAGAATAGACCCATGTAAGTGCTACGTGTAACTAATCCATCTTCACCTGTTGATGTAGCACCTGCGGCATTATTTGCCCATGCCTCAATAGCTGTTGCTGTATCGGCTAATCGCATTGGTGTGTCACCAACAATAAATGCTGTCTCACCTCTATCAGCGTTTAAAACAACCATGTTTGGTTGTAATTCAGGATAGTTTGGACATGTAATTAGGTTAAAGAAGAAATCTTCATCTCTAATATTTAGGTTTGTATCAATGGCTGAACGTAGTGATTGTACAACCATATTACGTTGTGCCTTACGTCCCATATATGGAGCACCATTACTTTGTAATCCACTTTGACTTACCCAAGCGTCTTTTTCTGTTGGTAAAGTTGTATCTGGGAAGTTAACTGAATTAAAATAATTTACTTTATATTGTTTAACATTAAATCCTGAACGTCTTGTGTTAAACAGTAACATTCCTGTTGGGTATAAATCTGCTTCTGGAGCATCTAAATCTAGGTAGTCACTTGATAACAATGATACTATTGTTGGTATAGGATCATTTGCTGGATTAGTTGTGCCATTGGTTGCCCAACGTGCGTCAGCAAATACTATTCCGTTTCCACTAACTTGGTCAGTATTATCAATTAATACCCACTTATCTTCACCACTTACACTTTGCCAACGATAGATTACTGGGTAATTTTCTAAATCACTTGTGTCAACCCATAGATCACCATAAACCAATGCTGTGTTATCACTTTGTGTAGTTGGTTCACTAGCACTTATAATTGGACCATTTGGATCTGTTGCGTTAACTCCCGAAGGTGTTGGGAAGCCATTGCTATCATAGTTAATATTTTTATAACCGTTCCATTGACCATTTGATTGAACCATAATGTCAACTTGATTTACAACGCTATAATACCAATTAGTATTGTTTGCTGGTGTTGTGAAAGGAGCACCCTCATTAGCCTCATAATCAAAACTATACCAATTACTTAATTGATATGTCCGATTATCAGCAGGACTACCTGAAATAAATGCTACTTCAGTAACAGCACCACCGCTAACTGCTATAACTTCTACTACACAGTTATTTCCTGGTGTAGCACCACCTAAGTTAGCACCATTGAATGTAATTTGATCTCCAACTACATGGCTAGCACCACCGGCGTTAATAAACGTTATTGTATAAACGCCACTTAAGTTAGCAATTTCTAAAATTAAACCTGTTCCACTACCTGTTGTTGAAGATTGAGTTGCTGTAAAGATTGTACCAGCAAATGGACCATTCTTAACACCGTCTGTTGTATTAAGTACAAACCCTGCTTCATCCATTACACCATTTGATTTACCTTTATCAGCACCAGAAGAAAAAGTATCATCGACAATAATTACACCACCTTCTGTATGGGTAATTTGTAATGCTCCATCAGAAGTTTCTTCTACTGTAGTATAAGGAATACCAGCAGCTACCCAACTATTAACAAAATCTGTTGCTGTGCCAGCATTTGGAATTGTTACTGTATAAGCACTTGATAACGTTGTACTGCTTGGCAATGAAACATAGACTAGCAATGTGTATGGTCCAGCTCCAACACAATTTGTTGAATTAAATAATGGACTTGTATTTGTACCAGTTACAATTGTTTCTCCTGTAGCTATACGCTTCCAAAGTGTGATCGCTCCAATAGGCATATCATCACCTGTTTGGTCAGCATCGTATTGAGCATAAACAGTATTAGCAGGAATAGCCTGACCACCTGTACTATCAAGTGCTGCGATAGCTGCCCAATCGTTCACAGCATTTGAAACTGTCTTAGGCACCCATGAAGAAATTGTACTGTTCCAAGCTGAAACTTGTTGAACAAAGCCATTACCTGCTCCACCTGCTTTTAACCAAACACTGCCAGTAGGTCTTGGATAGGTTTGACTGCTACTCCATAATGGTTGTTGTGGAGCTGTTGCCCATGTTGTTAATGGTTGATTGTATGTGCCTGGAGTAATACCCATATCAACTAAAGGTGTGCCAGATACATCAGCTAAAACTAATTGACATACTACAGCTGGATCTCCATCTAATTGTGCTGAGAAAATGTTAAGTTTATTACTTGAAACACTTGCTGAAATTTCAGGTAAACTTAAAGCATTAATAGCAGCAGCAACTCCAGCCACTGTGTTATTTGGACCTGCTGGTACAGCAATTGTTACTGTATAACTATTATTTGTGTTTAAAACCTGTATTGTAAATGTTTCTGCTGCTGTTAGTGAAGGACTTGATACTGTTCCTTGAACTGTTGGCCAAGAGTTATACCAATCTGCTGAACCTAGTGCTACCCAACTTCCTGAACTATTTTTATAAAAATATTGATTACGTGATAGACTACTTGCTATAGCATTTACAGCGTAACTACCAACACTTCCTAAACTTGCTACTGGAAAACCAGCTGAGATAAATGTACTATCTGTTATAACAATTGGAATCTTATTTGTAAATGTGGCTGTTGTAGCGTTCCATTCATAAATGCCCCATGTTGATGTTGTAGTATCTAACCAATAACTACCTTCAGCTGGCAATCCAACTGGTCTTGCTGTCTGTCCTACTAAACTTGCTAAATCAATATCTGCTCTTAATGTATATGCTTGGTTAGTAACACCCAATGCTGAGTATGCTGCTAACAATCCGTATTCATTAAGTTCATAACCTTGGATTGGTGTTCCATTCGCATTTGTATAGAAAAATGGATTTCCATAAATCGTAACTAAGTCACGCTGACTTGTAATGTTGTATAACTTTCCTGCATTAGCTGCTGTTGTTCCTTCTGCTACACCTGTTCCGTTTGGATTAGCTTTGTTTTGGGCAGTCGCAAATAAGAAGAAAGGTACTGAATTTGTTGGCGCTGGTAAATATTGACTGTTGTCAATAACTGTTACTTCTACGCCTGGAGATACTAGTGCCATGTTCTTTTCCTTTATGTAAAAATTATGAGGTTTTACCACCTGAACCGCATAATATTATTTATTAAAAAATTAGAAAAACACTGAAATGCCAAACCTTCGAAGGTAAAACTACTAAATAATCGCATGAACATGCCTAGGCCTATATGTAGATTATGTAATAAAAATTTTTGTGCTATCAATTACAAACGTAATGATATAACGCACTATAGAAGTATTTGTGATGATTGTGGGAAAAATAAACCCAAAACGAAACCTAAAGTTTATGGTTGGGAAAAGGCAGGATACAAGAAAAAAACTAACTGTGATTTGTGTGGTTTTAGGAGTATATACCCATCACAAATCACAGTGTTTCATATTGATGGTAATCTAAAAAATGTTTTGCTCAACAATCTACGAAGTGTGTGCCTTAACTGCATAGAAGTGGTTAAGAAAAAAGAAGTTAATTGGAAACGTGGAGACCTAGAGATTCAATATTGATTTTATCTGAGTATGTAAACTATCAATAGTGCTATTGTTATCAATATAATGGTCGTAGTTTAACCCCACACTACTATATTCGCTAGCATGTACATTTAATTTGAGTAGCTTATCTTTAGCAAGAGCCCAACCTATTTGACTTGGACCTTTATTAAGAGCAACGGCATCGTCATACCATTCAGGTCTTATACCACGTTCAATACGAATTGTAATACCACCGGCATTTTTAATTGCCTCAATCTCATTGCGAAATCTACAGTCAGTAATTACTATGTTATCTTTGGCACTTTTAAGTTTGTGTTCTACACTAGCGACCCATATATCAGGATGAAAACAATTACGAAATACTTCAGTGCCCCAATGCTGTAATACCCATCGTGGTGTTAGATGTGGAATTTGTAAACGCTCTGCCCACCAAGAGTCAATTTGGTCTCTAAATTCACGACTGCTTTTTGTAGTGCCTTCCAGTAACTCACGATCCCAATTAAACACACTGGCTACAGCATCTTTAAGTGAACCAGCAAAACTAATGCGTTTAAACCCATGAACCGTACAAAGATAATCTGCTACAGTATCCTTGCCACTCGAAATCAGTCCTGTAATTCCAATAATCATTTGTTATCCTTATGTTTACAATTATCACCGTGCCATCTTGAAAAATTCATGTGGTCAACTTCTTTACTACAATGATAGCATTTTATTTTAGGCGCTGAAAGTTTTATGGTAATCTTCGTATAATTGTTCTTTGGTTTTGTGGCATATTGCTCCCTTACTGGAGTTTTCGACTTTCGGAAGTAATCTTAAATTAGTCCAGTGACCAACAATTTCAGGTGGAATGTTATTCTTAAAACCCTCACTAATACTGTATATATGGTCTAAGTGAAGGTCTCTACTTCTTTGTAATTTGTCTGGATTAATATCATGGAAATGTTCATACCAATTTTTATTTGTAATTAATTTAACAGCATTATAGTATTCTTCTGCTAATGTTCTGTCAGTGCCTGAATATCGGTCAAGTGCTGATTTAGAAAGTTTTTGTCGTATAGCAGGGCATTTAGATGGATTATCAACTCCATATTTTTCCATCCAAGTTTTTTTTGCTGCTGCTAAACTTGATTTGTAGTCTCTATTGCGGTCTTCCCAAGGTTTGTGCTTACCGTCACGAAAGCCATTGGAGAATTTTTTATTGGCTTCATTAGACTTTTTAGGATCCTTTTGTCTCCAATGATTTCCAGTAGTCGCTTTACTGATAATTTTTCCTATCCCTTTATTTTTTGCCTCAACTGAAGAAAATCTACGGTAATCTTTTTCATTCCACCTTAAAGAATCACCTGTAATCGGACAAAGTTCAATTGAATATTTGTCATTAAGTATGTGCCATACTCTTTGTTTGGGTTTAGCGTCTTTGGGTAAAAAAGAAGTTGCTTCTAAAATTCTAGACCACAACTCTGGATCAGTATTACGCAACATTTTAGTCGCTGATTTGTTGTAACTGGTATCATTGTTTATTATATTTACAAGTATGTTTTTCATACTTGTATTTAGTCCTTTATCCGTGAATCCAAGTGAGAATCAACCTTGTACCCATGTCAAGGGCTGGGAAAAATCTACATAATTCTTTAGTTGGTCAAGTAAGGCTGCTTGTGATTCTTTACTTTCTGCTTTCATAGCAGCACCATTCAATGAAGTGCCTCCACCTGGACCTGCTATGGTGCCAAACTTTTCACGGGCTTCACCTATGATACCCTTAAGCACTGCTAACATAAAGTCCCCAAGCCATACTCCAGCACCTGGGTCTTGTAGTAATTCAATCTCTGGTCTTTGTATATCAGCCCATATTAATATACGCTCTCCAGTACCCTTAAAGTCACGTACTACACGTAATACTTTGGTAACTGGGTTAAAAGTGTATGTCACATAACCACCAAACATACGTGCTGCTAATTCTACATAACCAGCGTAAAAATCATAAGTTGCCATACCACCTGTGTAATTGTAATTTAATAGATAAGTGTTTAATATGGCACTACTGAAAGGATCAAACGCTGTTGAACTAGGCCCAGTTTCAAGTCCTACTGTACGTCTAAACAATGAACGAACATTAATAAACTCACTTGGCAATGTATAAGTGTCCACATTTTTAATTACAGTCATTAACGAATAACTTTCTATTGTGGCATTCTGTGCCCGTTGTCTATATACTTTAATCGCATAATTATAAGCTGCCTCGTAATGTTGCGGATCTAATTCTAAATCAATAATGTCGCCGCCCAAACGTAGGCGCAAGTTTTCAAAAAATGCTGATTTTATTTCTTGTAAATTATAATTGGTTGGGGTAGATAATGGATCTGCAGCCATGATAGTCCTCGTTTAGAGTATTTATCAGGCCGCAGTTTGTTAGAACGCTTTGAGAATCACCATTGATTCATTGAAACGTCCATTTGGAGCTACACTAACTGCCTTAATATCTTTGAAAAACTTACGTGCCGCTGGCTTGCTACCCATAACTTCTTTAATTTGTTCGGCTGGCTTACGTAATGTTTTTACTTCACTTTCTTTAGTACAGAATCCAATCAGTGTGTTGCCTTTTACTGTAAATGTCTTGCTATATTCATCGGCAATATAGTGATGTAGTTTACGTTTGGCAGTGTCATATACCCATGCTTCACTTGCTCCGTGAAGTTTAGTAGGGCTGATACTTACTAATTCAAGTTTACTCCCAGCATCTTTATAAGTACGCATGTACTTTAGTTTTGATACTTGCTTTTCAACTGGAACTGGCTTACGTGCCCGAGGAGCTTTTGTAGCTTTCTTAATGCTTACATAACTATTTAGGTCACTAATAACTTGCTCAATAAACTTAATGATGTTTTTAAGTTGAACTTTGCTATAATTACTATAGCCTTCAACTAATGCCTTATCTTTACCCTTTAATACTTCTTCAAACTCATTTAATTTGTTTTTCCAAACTTCAGTAAGAATGCTTACATGTTGGGGTAAGATATTACGCTTGTTAACTTCATCAATGGGTTTTAATGTATGCTTATTACCAGCACCAGCTAAGATATAGTCATCAAGCAAACCCTCTAAGTCACCACCACACTCACGGGTTTTTTCTTTCATAATTTCTTGTACGTTGGGTTTAGCAACTGCCACTTTGGGTTGCTTACCTGTCATGCTTCGTTGTAGTTCAGGCTTATGAACTGCTTTTAACAATCTAGTGATTTCATTATCAAGCGTTGCCTGTTCGTTAGGGATCAATTCAAGCCCACGCATATTCATACGTGCTAACCAACAAATTGAAGGAATCAATTCGTTGTCATCAATCTTATGCATGATTTTTGCCTCAGGAGTTTTACCAACATGAGTCAAATATTGGATCAAAATCTCTTTAG